TAAGGATTATCTATAGAATTTTCTTATGCAGTTCTAGATGAATTCGGTGATACGTTCAGAAAGTTTTATTCCAAACAAATGGCTGAGACTTTTCTTGCAACAAGACCTGAGTTCGAATTACAAAAACTAAAAGTAAAAACACTAGCTGAAAAGCTATCTGACTTTACTGCGTTACATGGAGAGCCTCCCTTTTGAGATGTCTAGCCTGTAACAAAGCATTAAGTGAGTTTGAATCAACAAGGAAGTCTGCTGAGACTGGTGAGTTTATTGACCTATGCAACTATTGTTATTCAACAATACAAAAACAAACACCAAGCCAAGAGAGAGAAGATTTAAGAGATGAAGAGATCATCGATGATTCTGATGATGACCTCTTCGATGACTTCGAATAAAACTATATATAAATCAATTACTTATTGCATACATACATAGTTACTTCGAAACCAAATCTCATTTCTGTTGCTGAAGGTTTTGTCCACATAATAATTTCCTTTCTAAAAAAATTATATACTTTTTTAAGTATATGTATTATTATACCACTGATGGCTAATTACAGCTATCGTGTAACTATGATAAAGGGGTAATACAAATCATGAGTAAATTTCTAAGACACTTGCCTTGTCCTCAGTGTGGTAGTCGAGATAATCTAGGTGAGTATGACGATCACTACTTTTGTTTTGGGTGTAAGTATACGAAGAAGAAGAATGACATACATTCATTACGTCAAAGAGTTAACAAAACAATAGATAACAAGGAGGTAGAAATGCTAGGTAACTTCGGTGAAATTCCACGAAATGCTATGAAATGGTTGCTATCTTATGGCATATCACAGGAAGACATAGATGAATACGGAATCAAATGGGATGCAAAAAATCAATTATTAGTGCTACTTGACACGGCTCGTTATTGGCAAGGTCGGTCATTTGCACCAAACAAACCTAAATATATGTCCAGTGGTGAGAAACCTCTCACAATCTACGGAGAATCAGATACAGCAGTGCTTGTCGAAGACATACTCTCTGCAATAAAAGTAGCAAGACTCCGAGGCGAATATAGTGGAGTCCCTTTGCTAGGATCAACGCTATCTTATCAGGCAGAAGAGCAGTTGTCAAGTCAATTCAAAAAGATTTTAATTTGGCTAGATCGAGATAAAGCAATCAATGCTCTGAGAATAAAACGAAAGTTTTTACAAAGAGGTATTGACAGTCGAGTTATTATCACAGATAATGATCCGAAAGAATATTCAAAAGGGGAAATCGGAGAATGGTTGAAAAGCAAATAATCAAATTGTTTTGTCAAGATCGTGAGATTGAAGACAAGTTTTATAAATATTTAAATTTAAATTATATTAAAATTAATTATAATAATATATATAAATTATTTATTATTATTAATAATTATTATAATAAATATATAAATAATAATAATATTACAATCGAAGAACTAGACGTAGCTTTTAACTCAAGCTATCGTCTTAACGAAGCAGAGCGAAAAGAACTATCCGTTCTGCTAGAAGAAATCTTCTCGATTGAAATTAAAAACGAGGAAGCTGTAATCGAACTCCTCGAAGAACATCGCAAACGTTGTCTCTCAGGTGATATTGCTAGGATCGCACTTGACGTTGAGGATGGCAAAGCAAGTATCGATGATCTTTACAAAATCTACGATGAGTTTGACAAAGACCCAATCGAAATGGAAGACTCTGAGGTTGTTGAAATGGATTTGGCGAAACTCCATGACACACAGGTTCAGACCCCAGGATTACGTTGGAGAGTAGATTGGCTTAACAAGTCTTTAGGTTCATTACGCAAAGGCGACTTCGGATTTATCTTTGCAAGACCTGAGACAGGTAAAACAACGTTCCTTGCTAGTGAGGTTACACACATGGTTCAACAAACCAAAGGTGAAATCTTGTGGTTCAACAACGAGGAACAGGGCAGTAAGGTTGCACTACGATGCTATCAAGCAACACTAGGTCTCACGACCGAAAGTTTGTTTGACGACATTGACTACAACCAAGAGAAATATATAACACTCACAGACAATCGTATCAAGATTTACGATTTTGATGATTCGTCTAGGGCTTCTAGGATCGATGCGATACTCAAGGAATCTACCCCTGCCTTGATTATCTTCGATCAGATCGATAAGATCAAAGGCTTTAAAGCAGATCGAAACGACCTAGAGCTCAAGGCGATTTATCAATGGGCAAGGGAAATTGCTAAGAAATATGCACCAGTAATCGCAGTATCACAAGCAAGTGGGGAAGCTGAAGGCAAACTATGGCTCACTATGGAAATGGTTGATAGCAGTAAAACAGCTAAGCAAGGTGAGGCAGATTGGATTCTTGGTATCGGTAAAGAACAAGACAACACTTCTCGCAGTCGTTACTTCAACATCTGTAAGAACAAGTTGCTAGGGGATAACGATACTCTACCTGATCTGCGACATGGACAGGCTCAAGTATTAATTAAACCTGAGGTAGCAAGATATGAAGACATTTAATCGAGATTTAAATCGAGGTATCAAAGTCGAAGACCTTGTATTACAAAGAATACAAAAGAAATATCCTAAAGCTTATCGTATCGAAGGTTACTGTAAAGAATATGACCTTTGGATACCTGAGGTTGAAAAAGGTATTGAAGTCAAGTATGATCCAATGAGTAACCAAACAGGTAACATTGTTGTAGAGATTGAGATGTTTGGTAAGCCTTCAGCATTGATGGCAACTAAAGCAGATCACTGGATATTTTATGATGACAATGTTTTTGTAAGCATTACTCCTAGTGAGATTAAAAACTGTATCAAAGAAAATAATCTACGAACAGTCAAGTTCACAGGTAAGGGAGATCAACATCCTAAAATTGCTTACCTAATTAAAAAGGATTTGTTATTCTCTTACGGAAAACAATTTATTTAATATGAAAACTACTAATGCTAAATGTAACGTTTGTAAAAAGACTGCCAAGATTTGGTATCAAGGCAAATGGTGGTGTAGTATTGTCGAAGATTTTGGTCAATTTAATTTGAAAGGATATTGTAAAAATGCGAAAGCTAATGATAAATCTAGTTCCTGAGTATGATGCAACAGACGATATACAAAATCCTACTGCTCTAAGAATTTATAAGCATATGAAGAGAGGTAAGATATATACTCGTAAGGATATAGCAAGAGAGTTAGGTATACCTTCACCAACAGTGACAGCTAGAGTTTCTGATTTGATAATGAAGAAAGCTGTGATAGAATCAACAGATGTGTGGGATGAAAAAGCTAAAAGATATATTGGAGGAATACAACTATCATGAAACGATTAACACTAGACGTAGAAACTACGACCAGTAACAAGGGTAATCCATTCGACAAGAATAATAAGCTTGTCTATGTGGGTCTCAAAGGTCAAGGTCTATACGCTATTGAGTATGGTGATGAACCCTACGGAGATCAACTTGAAACTATACAGAAGTGTGTAGAAGATGCCGATATTCTCGTAGGTTTCAACATCAAGTTTGATCTACACTGGTTAGCTAAGTATGGAATTAAGTTTAAAGACAAACGTATTTGGGATTGTCAGTTGGTGCATTTTATTTTGCAAGGACAACAAAACCCTTATCCAAGTCTTAACGGAGTGTGTGAATACTATGACTTAGAAACTAAACTAGATGTAGTATCAGAAGAGTATTGGAAGAATGGTATCGATACTCAAGATATTCCCAGAGATATTCTGGAGGACTATCTACAAAAGGACATTGATCTTACTGATCTTATTTATCAAAAGCAAGTTGAGGAGTTACAATCTAATCCAGTTCTAAGCAGGTTAGTAAGTTTACATAATCAAGACCTGCTCGGATTACAAGAGATGGAGTTTAATGGTTTATTATTTAATCAAGAGTGGAGTGAAACACTCGGACATGAACTGGAGGAACAGATTGCTAAAATCGATCAAAAACTTAGGACTTATCACGATTTGGATGGTTTCAACCCCAATAGTAATGACCATATCAGCGTGCTTCTTTATGGTGGCATTATTGGTTACAGGGTTCAGATCCCTGATGGGACTTACAAATCAGGACTAAAACAGGGTCAAGATAAATTTAAATGGGATCATAGAGAGAAACATTATGATCAATTAGTTAAGCCATTAAAGGGTACTGAGTTAGCTAAAGAAGGATATTACTCTACTGATGAGAAAACACTTAAGTCTCTCAAGGGAAGTAAGAAGGCTAAAGAAGTTATTCAAATACTCTTGACAAGATCAGAATTAAATAAGAGAATGACTACATACTACCAAGGATTACCTAAATTAATTGAGGAAATGAATTGGGAGTATGGTACTATATACGGACAGCTTAATCAGTGTGTAGCTAGAACTGGTAGACTGTCAAGTAGTAAACCTAACTTACAGAATTTTGATAGTGAGATTAAAGGTTTATTTTATTCAAGATATAAGGAGGCAGTATGAAAAACTTAGAAGATAATTATTTACCTGACTTTGACGAAGGTTATGGTGTTGTAGACGATCAAGAAGAAGCTTATGTGATGCACACCATCAAGGATATAGATGCAATCATCCAAGAGATAGGTGTCGAAATAGTTATGAAAGGTCTTAACGACTATTCTAAAGAACAGATCGTTAAATGGTTAGCTAAAAAATACTAATGGGAGATAGAGACGAAAACAAAAAAGGTACTCACTGGTATCCTTGGGACTTACATGGAACTCATCAGAGTTGGAGAACTAGACGTTTAGATGAGTTCTATAAGTATATTGAAACCATTGGTCTTGAAAAAGCATGGATTCAGTATATAATACATGACATAGAAGATGTAATTCAAGTTGAAGGTCCTGAGTTTTTAATGAAGAACCTAGATGTATCTTCGAAAAAGAAACTAATAGATTTTATTAAGAGGCATTACTAATGTTATTACAAGCAGATGCAAAACAGTTAGAGTGGGTAGGTGCAACCTATCTATCTCAAGACCCTAAGGCTATAGAAGAAATATGGGGTCAAGTGGATATGCACTCTGACAATCAGAAAAGATTTAATCTACCTTCTAGATTGATTGCGAAGACTTTCGTATTCAGATTAATCTATGGTGGTAGTGCGTATTCGTATGCTAATGATCCAAACTTCAGGGACATTGGTAACGAATCCTTTTGGCAAGAAGTAATTGATAGCTTCTACAGCAAGTATCAAGGGTTGAAGAAGTGGCATGATGATATATTCTTTTTAGCTAAAAGGGACAAGAAGCTAGTGATGCCAACAGGTCGGATTTATCATTACGAACCTGAAATTCGTGGTGATAGAGTAACCTACCCTCGCACAAGAATACTCAATTATCCTGTGCAAGGTTTAGGTGCTGACCTAATGGCAATAGCTAGAGTATCCTTAAGAAATAGATTGAAAGACAAAGATGGAATCCAACTAATTAATACAGTACACGATTCCATCATTGTTGACTTTGATACTAAAGTATGGGATACTAAGACATTGGTCAACTTAGTTGATCGTTGTTTTGAAGATGTACCTAAGAACTTTGAGAAGTTATTTGGTACTAATTTTAATTTACCTATGCGTGTCGAGTGTCAAATCGGCAACACATGGGGAGACATGGAGGTTATCGATGCAGATCACAGTAATTGATGTTGGCACACCCAACACACACACTGCTAAAAACGGCAGATCATATCAATCAATGGAAGTTACTTATAAAGGAGACAATGGTAATGTTTCTTCTAAGAAACTAATGTCATTTAGTAATCCTGAGGTGTTTAATACAGCGAAGTCTTGGCAAAAAAATGACACTATCAATATCAATGCTCAGAAGGATGACAATGGATACTGGCAGTGGGTAGGTATTTTAGGTGAAGGTGAATCAGCACCTGTAGCTAAAGCAAGTGCCTCTTCTACAAGTAAGTCTTCTTCTACTCGTGTAACAGGCAGTAACTATGAAACTAAAGAAGAACGTGCTCAACGTCAGGTTATGATTGTAAGACAGTCTTCTATCTCATCGGCAGTAAATGTTTTAACTGCTGAAGGTAAAAGTCCTACAGCACAGCAAGTTCTAGACTTAGCTTCAACCTTTGAGAACTTTGTCATGGGTACTACTAACTCTGTTGCAGATTTAGAAAGTGACATTCCTATCTAATGGAAGCCCTAATAGACATGGATTTAGTTTGCTATCGTTCCTCCTCCTCGGCAGAGGAAGAGGAGGTAGGAATTGCTATTCATAGAATGAATGAGTTGTTAGATAACATTCTAGAAAAAGTTAATGCAAAATCTTACCGAGCCTTCCTCTCAAGTGGATCGAACTTTAGAAAACAAATCTATCCTGAGTATAAAGCTAATCGGACAGCTCCTAAGCCTAAGCATTTACAGGAATGTAGGGACTATGCACTCTCCCAGTTAAACGCAGAACCTGCACCTGAGGGTTTAGAAGCTGACGATGCTTTAGGAATATATCAAACTGATAAAACAATTATCTGTAGTCTTGATAAAGATTTACTTCAGATTCCAGGTAAGCATTTTCAGTGGGCTATCTCAGGTCGTAACTGGGCTAAACCTGATACTTGGTTAGATCAGAATATGATTGATGGTCTTAGATTATTCTATGAGCAGTGTATTAAAGGTGATGCCTCTGATAATGTAAAAGGTATCAAAGGTATGGGTGAGGCTAGAGCCAAAAAGGAATTATCTAGACTCTATGATGAAGAATCTATGTTAAAAAGAGTTCGCAAACTTTATGGTAATGATGAAGAGTTTCTCATGAATGCTAGATGTTTATGGATTAAACGTAGTTTAGATGATGACTTTGAGGATAGATTCTATGCCTTTGTTCAAGAGTAAATTTGAAAAGCAAGTGTGGGGTAAGTTAAAAACAGCTTACCCTTCTTGCGAATATGAACCTGATAAATACGAATATGTACAACCTGCAGTAGAACGTAAATACATACCTGATTTCAAGATGGGTAATGCTAAGGTGTATATTGAAGCAAAAGGAAAACTTGATCTAGAGACTCGTAAGAAGATGTTATGGTTCAAGGAATCCAATCCTGATATTCACATCATATTTTTATTTATGAATCCTGATGTCAAGATTCGTAAGGGTAGTAAAACTACTTATGGAGACTGGGCTACTAAAGAGGGATTTGATTGGCTAGATGCTAGAAAGGACTGGATAAGTGCTCTTAAAAAATTATACAGAAGACGAGCAAGGTAATCCTGAATTTGATTATGAAGTAAGCGATGAAGAAGCAGATGTTCTCATAAGATTTGCTATCATAAAACTTATCGAGATGGGTTGGATAGATGTCGATGATGATAATTATAAATTTTATGGAGATATAGATAATAAAGGAGGAACACTACAGTGAGTAAGATTCTCGTATTGGACATAGAAACTTGTCCACATCAAAGTTTTACATGGGGTTTATGGAATCAAAACATAAGCCTCAGCCAACTTATAGAAGCTTCCACAGTTCTTTGTTGGGCAGCCAAGTGGGTCGGTCACAAACAAGTTCACTTCGCTAGTA